CAAGTCAAAATCAAAGAGCTAGAACAAAGAATTGACGCTTTGGAAAAAATAGTTCAAGCCTTACAATATGCTGACAAGCCCAAGATCGGGCGACCTCCAAAGGTGAAAGATGAACGACCTGAAAGCGGCGATTGAAGCATTCCTTAATGATGCGATTGGATTTACAGAAACCGAGACGGTAGAAGACCGAAAAACCGCGCTTCAATATTACCTGCGGCAACCATTTGGCAACGAACAATCTGGGAAATCCTCCATTGTCACAGGTGAAGTGGCAGAAGCTATTGACGGCGCTTTGCCTCCTTTGCTTCGCATCTTTACCGCATCGGATGAAGTTGTTGTAGCTAACCCTACTGGACCCGGTGACGAAGAAGGCGCAAAGCAAGCAACCGATTATCTGAATCACATTTTCCTGAAAGACAATCCAGGCGTACAGATCATGCACGACTGGTTTAAAGATGCCCTATTGCAAAAGAACGGCATCGTTAAAGCATACTGGGAAGAAAAAGAAGACGTTACCCGTGAGCGTTATCACGGATTGTCAGACGATGAACTGGCAATGATGCTTCAGGATAAAAGCATCGAGGTTGTAGAGCAAGAAACCCAAACCATGACCGCTGTAGACCCGGTGATGGCTGAACAGATCTTGATGGCAGGGGGCGAGGTTCCTACCTATTCGCTGCATGATGTAGTAGTTAAGAAGCGCAAAAACTACGGCTGTGTCAAGGTTGAAAACGTACCGCCTGAAGAATTCCTAATCAGCAAGAAGGGTCGCACCATCAAAGGTTCTCCGTTCGTAGCGCATCGTCAAATGCTGACCCGTAGCGACTTGATTGCTATGGGCTTTGACCGCAAAGTCGTTGAAGAACTGCAAGTTGGTTCTGGCCTAGAGTACACGCCTGAGCGAGTCACTCGATATTCTCAAGGTGAACAACCTTACTCAGTCTATTCGGACGACAAAGCACTTCAGGAAATAGAGGTGTTTGAATGCTACATCCTGCACGATAAAGACGATGACGGCATCGCTGAGTTGCGCCAAGTGTTCTACGCTTCGGGCGAGGTCTTGAGTGATGAAGACTGCGACTATGTGCCGTTTTTCTCTATCTGTCCTTTGCCTATCCCGCATAAGTTCTTCGGCAATAGCTTGGCAGATCGCACCATTGACCTGCAACTGATTAAGTCAACAGTGACCCGTCAAATGCTTGATAACATGTACTTGACCAACGACTCCCGTTTGTGGGCAGTCGAAGGCCAGTGCAATATGGATGACGTTCTTACATCTACCGCTGGTGGGGTTATCCGGGTCAAATCACCTCAGTCTATCGGTCAATTGCCAGTGCAAAACATGGCGAATCAGTCGTTCCCCATGTTGGAATACTTGGATGGCGTTCAGGCTAAACGCACTGGTGTAACTGATATGTCTCAGGGCTTGGATGCAAACATCCTGCAAAACGTCACCGCTGCCGCTGTAGCTTCTATGCAGCAAGCAGGGGCAGGCAAGATTGAACTGATTGCCCGTATCTTTGCAGATACAGGGGTGAAAGAGCTTTTCGAGGGTATTCTTCACCTTGTCACCAAGTACCAAAACCAAGAGCGCATTCTTCGTTTGCGTGGGAAGTACGTAACGATTGATCCGCGCACATGGGCCAATAAGTTTGACATGGCTGTGAACGTGGGTCTAGGTAACGGAAACCGCGATCAACAGATGGCAATGCTGAACATGGTCTTGGCTAAACAAGAACAGTTCATCGGGACGATGGGGCCAGCTAACCCATTGGTAAGCATGGGCCAGCTTCGCAGCACATTGGGCCGCATGGTTGAAGCCGCTGGTTTTAAAGACACCGCTGAGTTCTTCAAACAGATCACGCCTGAACAAGATCAGCAATTGTCCAACCCTCCACCTCAGCCACAGCAACCACCACCCGAAGTGCAAGCATTGATGGCAAAGACTCAGGCTGAAATCCAAGCGAATCAGCAAAAGTTTCAAGCTGAAATGCAAATGCAACAGGCCAAGATGCAGGCGCAAATCCAGTTTGAGCGTGAAAAAGCTGCACTAGACCTACAGCTTCAGCGAGACAAAGCAATGGCTGAATTAGAGTTGATGCGTGAGAAAGAAACGGCCAAAATCATGCTTGAACGTGAGCGCATGATGAACGTGATGGAACTGAAAGAACGTGAGTTTCAAGCTGAATCACGGCTGAAAACTTACAAAGTGGCCGCCGACATTACTGGAAGCGTTGAGATTCCAGGCGAACCAGACTAACTAAGGATAAATCATGGCATTAACACAAGAACAAGTGAATCAACTTGCCCGTGAAGCAGCTAAACAAGCAGGTGGATCTATTTCCTATGCTGATGCCTTAAATGCAGCTAAAGCATACGGGATCACGCCTGAGCAAATACAGGGGGCTTTGTCAACTGGTGTTATTACGGGTGGTAACAGTGCTGCACCATCGACAATAGCACAGCCAACAAGTCTTGTAGATCAAATTCTAACCACTAATATTAACCCTGTTCTAGAAGAACGTATTATGGATCTGGGAGAAGGGAATCGATCAGATTACTTTCTTAAGGGAACTAATATTGCCGTTGATGCCCCTACTTATTTTGAAGATTATTTTGATCCTGCTGGTCAACCATTAACAGAATCTTCATTACCTACTTTAAAAGCAAATAATATAACTATTTATGATCCTGATAAACAAAGAGAGTATGCTTATTCACCTGATGGTAAATATCTTGGTTTTGTTGAAGGCAAGCGTGATGGATTTCTTAAAGAAGTAATTAAAGGTACCTCTCCAATTTGGGGGGCTGTTTTAACTGCTGGAGGCGCGGCGGGTGCGTTGGGGTCTACTTTGGCACCGACACTAGGCGCTGGCGCACAAGGTGCTATTGGCGGCGCTTTAATTGGTGGTGGAGGTGCTGCTCTAACAGGCCAAAATGTGCTTCAAGGTACTTTGTTAGGTGGCGCAGGTGGTTACGCTTCTGGCAGTGGATTGTTTGGTGGTGCTAATGCTGGTGATATGTCCATTGAGGATTGGGCTAACGCGACAGGAAACTACAATCCAAGCCTGAATCTAGGTATTGAGGATTGGGCGCAAATCAATGGAAACTATCAGGTTGATGGTGGCGCGAATGTTGGTACGCCAAACACCCCAGGCTACTATAACGAGATTACAGGACAATTCATCCCGGATCAAAATGGCGGCTTGCAAGGCCCATTGGATAACACCTCTGGCACGAACATTAGTTCAATGGATGGTTACAGCTACGATCCAACTACACAAACATGGACTTCGCCAGATGGCACTCAAACCACAAGCATCACGGGCGTGACAAATGGGGCGGTAACGGGTCAAGATCTGCTTAACAGTGCAGGCACCAATGTCCCAAGCGGTGGATCTAGCGGCTCTAGCACGCCAACAACAAGTCCAACATCAAGCACTGGCCTGACTGGATCACAAATTGCCAACATTGCAAAAGTGGCAGTTCCTTTGCTTGCAGCAGGTGGCGCAGGTGCTGCTGCTGCCTCATCTGGTGGCAATAAATACGATGTAGTCCCTGTTCCTTCATCATGGCAATCGCCAACACAACCGCAAACAAGCGCATATCCAAGCCTTCCACCGATTGATTTTGGTACGCCTGAGTTATTGCGTGGCACTCAATGGGAAAAGTATTTAAGCACACGTCCAACACCCGCTGCACCTACTCCGCAAACAGGGATGACGTATAACCAATTGCAATCCATCCTTAAAGGTGGGACAGGCACGCCGCCTACACTTAGCAATATCATTTCAGGAATACAAAACCAATATGGACAAAATCCTAATAGCGCAATGGGCTGAGAATCTTTTGGTCGATGACTTTTTCATTAAAGTCATGGATGATTTGAAAAATAGCCAGATTAGTGCAATAATTAACACAAATTACGATGATATTGATAGTCGAGAGAAGGCTTATCAGTTCATCAAGACGCTTGACTTGATTAAGGGCCACTTATCTGGCCTTGCTGCTGAAAAGCAAATTCAAGCCAAGCGTTTCAAGATTCTGTGATGAAAATCACCCGTGCAGGCGGTTCCTGTGATTTTTGAGATGACACATGGAAAACACCAACCCGCAAGGGAGTGAAATTACAGTGAATCAGGCCGCTGATGCGTTTCTGAACTTTATGAATGAGGAAGACGGAACCGACAACGGTCAACCTGAATCCGAAAACGTAGACCAAGAAGTGGCTGAAGACTCTGAAGAACCCGAGGCGCAAGTCGAAGAAGAAACAGAGGAACAACCAAAGCCCCGTTACAAGGCTAAGGTAGACGGCGAGGAGATTGAAGTAGACGTTGATGAACTCATTAATGGCTACCAACGTACCGCTGATTACACAAAGAAGTCTCAGGCTCTAGCTGAACAACGCAAAGCTGTAGAGGCTGAACGTGGTCACTTAGAGCAAGTGAAACAAGAGCGTATGGCATACGCCCAGAAATTGCAGGCATTGGATCAATTCCTAGTCCAGCAAGATCAAGGCGAGGACTTGAACGCTTTGAAAGAGATTGACCCGATCGGCTTTGCCGTGAAAGTCGCTGAGAGAGCTGAACGCGAGAAACAATTGAATGTCGTTCGTACTGAACAGCACCGCATTGCCAGACAGCAACAAGCGGAGCAACAGCAGGCGCTTCAAAACCATCTCCGTGAAGAATCTCTTAAGTTGGCAACGGTCATCCCTGAGTTATCGTCCCCAAAAGGTGATGATGTTCGCAAACAAATCCGCGAATATGCAAAATCAGTTGGCTGGAGCGATCAAGAGCTGAGTTCTGTATATGACCATCGAGCTGTAGCGACTTTGTATAAAGCAATGAAGTTTGAGCAACTTCAAAAGGCAAAACCTGAAACCTTGAAAAAGGTTAATGCCGCACCGAAGATGCTTAAATCAGGAACTTCAACGCCTAGTACCAAGTCGCAACAGGATAAACAAGTGGTGCAGCGACTGCGAGAATCTGGAAAGATTAAAGACGCAGCCAAAGCATTTGAACGATTTTTTTAATTTTTTGGAGCTTTAAAAATGGCAACCTACCAGACCTATACCTCAATCGGTAATCGCGAAGATTTGTCGAGTATGATTTACGACATTAGTCCGACCGACACCCCATTCATGTCGTCTATCGGCAAGGGCAAAGCCACTGCTGTGTACCACGAATGGCAAACCGACAGCTTGGCCGCTGCCACTCTGTCTAATGCCGCTGTTGAAGGCGCTACCGCCTCTGACGCAACACTGGCCCCTACTACCCGTATCGGCAACCGCACTCAGATCAGCCAAAAGACCATCAAAATTGCTGGTACTTTGGAAGCCATCGACAAAGCTGGTCGTAAGTCTGAAAAGGCTTACCAACTGGCTAAAGCATCGGCTGAGATCAAACGCGACATGGAAACCATCCTGTTGTCTAACCAAGTAGCTTCGGCTGGCAACGCTTCGACTGCCCGTACATTGGGTGGCTTGCAAACTTGGATTGGCGCTAACGGCGACTTCGGTGTTGGTGGCTCTACTGGTTCCGGCGGTACTACTGCACGTACTACAGGTACTGACCGCACTTTCACTGAAACCATCCTCAAGACGGTTATCAAAGAAGTGTTCGAAGCTGGTGGCAACCCCAAAATCTTGATGGTTAACCCAGGTCACAAACAAGTGGTTTCTACCTTTGCTGGTATTGCTCAACAGCGTTATGACGTGGGTTCGGCTAAAGCTACAACCATTATCGGCGCGGCTGATTTTTATTTGAGCGACTTCGGCAAAGTGGCAGTGGTTCCTAACCGCTTCATGAGTGCGACAAACGCCGCCGCTGATGCTGCTTTCGTGCTTGACCCTGATATGGCTTCGGTTGATTACCTGCGCCCATTCCAGACAAACGAACTGGCGAAAACTGGTGACGCTGAAGTTTCTCAGTTGCTGGTGGAATACACCCTTAAAATCAACAACCCAGGGGCTCATGGCCTGATCGCGGACATCAGCTAACGCAAGTCTGTCTGACTTAACGTCCAAAGCCCTCATGTTTATTCATGGGGGCTTTTTTTATTTCCCCGCGCTGATAAAATACGACCATGCAACAATTCCGAAAATCAGTAGCCCACGATGACGGTAACGGCGGTGTCGTTATTGAAACGCGCCAAGACATTACCGATATTCTCGAAAAGAACAAACGAGAGTACAACTCATTTGATGAACGGGCACGATGGTCTGATGACATTATGGGGAATAAGATTGCCTCTGTGCCCTTCACAGTCATTGATGATCTAAACAAGATCGGCATTATGCGAGGCTTTCATGTCATTGACGAAAAACGCATGGCTGAATGGCTTAATAAACCCGAAGCCCAAAAGTTTCGCACACGGCCAGGAAAAGTATGATTTCCACGTACACCGACTTGAAAGCGTCCGTTGCTCGATATTTGGCACGGACTGACCTCACGGATCAGATTCCTGATTTTATTCGCTTTGCCGAAAACCGATTACGCAGAGACGTTCGGATTCGTCAAATGCTTAAGGTTGTCACTACTGACACTGTGGCTGGTGACAGTACTGTCGAACTTCCTTCAGACTTTTTGGAACTTCGTGACTTTGTTGTCGTATCAAATCCAATTCAGCCCCTGAAGTACGAAAGCCCATCTGCATTTTCCCGTGAGCAAAAGACAACCCAATCGGGTGTCCCTGAGCTTTATACGGTGCTTGCAAGCGAGTTTCAGCTTGCCCCTGTGCCTGACTATGCTTACCCGCTGAAAATGCTTTATTTCGCTGCCCCTGAGTATTTGTCGGACACAGTTCCTACGAATGTTTGGATGCAAACCATGTCGGACGCTTTGCTGTACGGTGCTTTGCTTGAAGCTGAGTCTTACCTGATGAACGATCCCCGAGTGGGTACATGGGGCACATTGTTTGACCGTGCAGTCAATTCAGTGGAAAAGAGCGATGAACGCTCACAGTATTCGGGTGTTCCACTTGTCATTAAAACTTTGAGGTAATCATGGCCGCATTTTCTAACTATGCTGAAGACCTGCTTGTTAACGCGCTTTTGCGTGGGACAAGTTTCACAGCCCCTGCTACTGTCTATGTGGCTTTGTATGTCTCTGATCCTGGTGAAGCTGGTTCGGGTACTGAAGTTTCAGGTGGGTCTTACACCCGTAAAGCTGCAACATTCACTGCACCATCAAATGGTGTGACAGAAAACACGGCTGACATTTTCTTCAATCAAGCAACGGCTAATTGGGGATCAGTTGGTTACTTTGCTATTTATGACGCATCAAGTGCTGGAAATATGTTGTTTCATGGCGCATTGACAACGACAAAGACAATTGAAACTGATGATGTATTCAAGATCAGTGCAGGCAATTTGACAATCACACTGTTGTAATAGGTGCGAAAATGGAACCAGTAGTAACGGGAATCAGCTTCGCAATATCAAAAGTCTATTATGGGTTTGCAGCCCTGTTCGGTGGATTTATGCTTTCATTCTTTTGGATGCCTGAACGACTAAAGAAACATACTCCGGTTGCAGCGGGGGCCATTATTGGCGGTGTTTCTGTAGGTGCAGGGGTGATATTTGGCGGGGCGCTTGCAGTTCAATTGGGCATGAATCCAAATGATGCAAACACAGCCCTTGCAGTAGGTGGCGGCATTGGTTTGGGCGCAGTGGCAATTGTTTCATGGTTGGCTAACTTCTTTGACAATCGCCAAAACAAAGACTTGCTGGAAGTGGTGACGGAAATCCGACAGGTGGCTAAACCCGCTGTCAAGAAAGCCCCGGCTAAAAAGGTTGTACGCAGAAAGCCCGCGCCATGAACGACAAAATGGTTGCTGCTTGGCTGACAGTTGCTCTGGTGTTCCAGGTGATTGCCATATTCACGGCATTCGTTTACGTCTTTGCCAAAGCTGATAACGGCCTTCATATATTGCTAAAAATCGGCTTTGCATCAATGGTGTTTGGTCTAGTGGTGCAAATTGTTAGATCAATCCATTACTTGGATAATGGGTTTTACCCGATTGACCATTACGTGCCTTTATGGTTAGCCAAAGACATTGGGGCCATAATTTTAGTGTATTACTTCAGTTTCGTTCATCCAAAGGTTGCAAAATGAGAACAGTTTTTATCAAACCCCAACTTGCCTTTGCAAATGGCAAAAAAATGCAAGCCACTCAATTCAACGTGGTGTCTATCAGTGACAACCTGTTTGATTCGGTCACGTTCAAATACACATTGTTTGACGAGAACATGGTTTGGGCAGGCGAGAGCGTTTTCTCGCTTGAAGGCCGTGAAACCTATCTGACATGGGACGCATCGCCTGAAGGCGCATACACCCTTGTAGCGGCTGGAATTGGCCTAGAGATTTCTCCAACAGTTAACAAAACCTCGATGTTCGCTGAGGTTGTCTAATGTCTGCCGTAATTGCCGACATTGTTGTTTATGGGATAAAAGGGCCGAAGCCCTTTTATTAGCCATCGCCATCGCCAGAGCCATCGCCATCGCCAGAGCCATCGCCAGAGCCATAGCCATAGCCATAGCCATAGCCATCGCCAGAGCCATCGCCATCGCCATAGCCAGAGCCATCGCCAGAGCCATCGCCAGAGCCATCGCCATGGCCAGAGCCAGAGCCAAAGCCATAGCCATAGCCATAGCCATAGCCATAGCCATAGCCAGAGCCATCGCCAGAGCCAAAGCCATCGCCAGAGCCATCAACAAATTGTTTTTGTTTAGCCATTGATAGAAGCCTTTGCAATGGCGCTGCAAACGATCAACTCGCAAACGCCAGTCAATGAAATCAGCGGATTCATAGTGTCAACTTTGCTGTCAGATTTGATGCCGTTTTGCGCCACGCCTGACAATGCAATTCCGTCTTTAGCTTTCCAAGACCACAAACGGCGGGAATCTTTGAGGATGACTTCTTCGCCATCTGCTGATACGACTTCGCCAGCATGAACGCCAGCGGAATAGCATCGAGCGATGACGTATTTGCCAACGAAAGGATGATCTTTCTTGGCAGGTTGTTGGTTGGCGAACATGGCCGCGATTTCTTTGAGTTGGCAGAAAGTCAGATTGTCGATGTTCATTTGAACTCCTTTGGTTGATTGAGCCTCTAGTTTGAAAGATAATACTGACATGGAGCTTACAAGATGGCAATAATTGCTGAAATAGTTGTTTACGGCATCCCTTTTGTTCTAGGACTTGGGGCACTGAAAGTATTGCAGGGTCGGTATTACGGGCGTAAGAAGCCTCCAAAGCCTGACGACACTACACCAAATAAGGACGAATAATGGCAGTCACAATTACTGGCGGTAAATACGCTATCCAAGCACTGACAGCGGCTGGCACGACTACCGTCACGATTGGCACGGGAACATTTGTAAGCGGTGACTTTGGCGCCACTCAGCGCATGGTCGCTTTGTTTACAAGTGCTAACGCCTTCAAGGGTATTGCATGGGTGCGCCGATTTACTAGCACGACAGTTTTAGAGCTTGAAAACCGTTTTGTCGATCCTGTGACTGGCGTTTATGCGACTCAGGCGGTTGGTGACAAGGTGATGGTTGCCAAGAACTCCGCTGAATCCGCTGTTACTGGATTTACGGTAACAACACCTGACACCAACGTAGTGACGGTTAGCGACAACATTGTGATGGGTACGGCTGGAAGCGAGATTTCTCTTTGCTTCTATGAGGAAAATAAGCAGTACACCATGACAAACGGCTTTCAGTTTGTTGGTGGTGTTGCTGTCTTTGGCAAGTTGATGTCTTATGACGGTGTAAGCAAAGAATCGTTTATTTGGTCACGGGAATGCACCGCACGACCTAACGAAGGTTATCCGCTGTCTGGTACGCCTGCCTACAACCTTTGGGGCACTGGTGGCACTTCTGCCCATATGTTCTTCTTTGGTGGCGCTATTGGTTCTCCTATGCGCCGTTCATTCTTTATCGGCGCTGAAGGCACATCGGCAACCAACAAGACTTATGCCCTGTATGGAACACGCATTTATCACGCATGTGCATCCCCTGGTGGTGGTAACTGGGCCTCAAACGCTGATCGCCACCTTCTTTACAAAACAATCCACGAGGCGGACTACAACAACGCTGACTTGATTCAGTGGGGTAACGGCGCTTTTCAAGGTTCGTTCTTGTCATTTCCTCAGTATGGCGCTGGTACGCCTTTGGGTGTGTTCCGAGCCAACAGCGCGGTTACTTTTGGTGCGTCAACCAACAGTCGAACCATTGTGAACGACTTGGGAACTGGTGCGTTTATTGACGACATCAACAACGGCACATACACGTTCACCAACACCATTACTCCCGCTGTGAGCATTGTTCGCCATCCCGGTGGTGCAACGCCCATCACGATGCAGTTTCAGGACGATTACACAAACCTGAAAACAAACACCACGGTGGTTTTGCGCCGTACTGTTGACAGTGTGGTGGCTTCGTCTGTGGTGAATACGTCAAACTCGACATTTACGGCAACGGCTGTCCAAGCGACATACAGCGCAACGGCAAACGGTGTCGCAACGCCTACGGCCTCATATTCATCGTTTGATTACACGGTTAAGTGCTATGCGTACCAAGCTATTAGTGGCAACCATTCCACGTATTCATACTCATTGGGTACAGGCGGAACAGGTACAGACTTAAAGCTAGGCGGCTTGATTAACCAAGTAGCAGACAGCACGGTCACGCTTTCATTGGCAGCGGCTTTGGCTCTTTCTTCAAAGATTAGCGGCAACTCAACTACTGGCATTTGCACCATTAGCGGAAGTTCTACGCTTGATGAACAATACGACTACTTGGTGGCGTGGGGCAGTTCCAGCGCAACGCTGGCTCAATACCCATCATTGTCTAGCTACCCAATTGCAGCAAGCGGTTCGACTTCTCAGCAATTGATGCAGCTTTACGTGCAGGGTGGCGCCACTTTGTCTGCTGGTACGAAGCTAAAAGACATGAGTGGTACTCAGCACGTTGAAATTACAGGTACAAACTCAACTGCAACATTTAACCGAGGAACTATTACATGGAACGCTGCAACCTATCAGTCGCAGTGGTTTATTCAGTCCGGTGGCACGCTGACACTAACAAATAACTCATTGTTCACGGTAAATGCCACTGCCGCACTTGGCTACGACACCAAGACAATGTTCGGTGCAAATGCAACACTAAACCTAACCGATTCAACTATGGTGTTCAATGCGCCAACAGGTGCCACAAGTTATGGTGGCTCGTTCTTTTCTGCTTTCCAAGCGTCAGGAACAGCCACAATGAGCATCACGAATGGCACTTGGACTGTTAACGGGCCAACCGCCAACTCCACGTATGTCGTTCACACTTACTGGACACCTTCATCAACTATCAACGGCTTTACAATTAATGGCACTGCCGCAAACGCTGTTGCTCTTGAGATGGGCAAGTTAGACCAAAAGCTAGTTGGCTTGAACTTTGGGGGTCAATTTAATGGTGCTTATGACTCCGTTCCAAAGTCTAAATATGTCCTCTTGGACACATTGACATATACGGGAACCGTCTCTAGTCTTGTAACTTCAACAGCTAGAACTGTGCGTTGGGTATGGCTTGACCCTGTTCGCTCTGATGGCGCTGTATTCCGTTGGAACAATTCTCCAGGTGCTCACGCTGTTTTATGGTTTAGACCTACCATCACAATTGACAAATCTGGTTATGCACCGAAGATGCGTCTTACTCCTTCATCTTTAGCTAGCCGTTATGCCTCTAAAGTTGTTCAAACAACTGAACTAAGCACAGTCGCTTTGTCTAATTTCTACACGGACACAAGTTTCAGTTCAGGCGATGGTGCTTTGCCTTTTATTGACAGCCTTGATTCGCTGACAACAGCAAACCAAATCAACTGGACTTTAGATGTTCGTCAAGCTGGCTGGCAAGATCAAACAGTTTCATTTGCCGCAGCAACCGCAAAGAAAGGTTTAATTACTAAGAACTTTTCAGGTGTAGTTGATGCTTACTACGTGAACGCCACGACTGCATTGGCTGACTCTGCTTTGATCTCTGTCAACACAGCAACAAAGACAATCAGCGCGGTTTCTGGTTCGCTCACATGGTCGCCACAACGTTTATATAACGCCCTGAAGAACTGGTGGGCTACATACGCAAGCGACACAGACTTTTTGTCCACCACTTCGGGCTCAACCCTGAAACTGGGTGATTACAACGTGGCAAGCAATATCAGTTTCGTTGAAGGCAACTCTAACGATGTCTTGACCGCTATCAGCACGACTGGCCTGATTAACGCAGCAACCAACGAAATCCCCGTTACTGACAGTCGCGGTACTTCGACAATCTGGCAGTTTGAGAACATCTCTGTCGGTTCGTCAATCGTGATCTATGACGCTTCGGGCGTGACAAAGTACTTCCAGCAAGAGGTGACAACGGCTGGCGATTACATTTACTACATCCCACCTGGCACTACAGGAACGTACTCATGGGCCATTGAGCAATATGGCAAGCAACGCCAATCCGGTAGCTTTGCGGCTAACACTGGTGGCTTGTTGTTCTATGAACCGATTTATATTGAGGACGTGGGCATCACAGAAACAACAAAGGCGACTGTGGCGGCTTACACGTCAATTGAAACAGCATCCAAGTTCTATGAC